CTTTCACCGCCATAAGACCGCCGAAGCGGTCTGGTGTAGCTGGTAGCAAAAGGCTGTCCCTTTATCTGCCGAACCGGAAGGCGGCATCGCCATCAAGGTTCTTGGTAAGAAAATTTCTCGCTGTGGAGAACTCCTCGCCGACCAGCCCCAGCCGAATCAGCCATGTCCGCATGGCGAATTTCGGGTTTTCCGTTTGCTGTGGTTTCGGGCTGGCGGTTCGCAGTCCCTTTGCCATTTCGGAAAGGGCAAGGCAAAGTTGTATATAGCTTTTTAGCTGTCCGGCATGAAGTCCGTTTTTTCTGCCGTTGGCAGGCTTGTCGAATTGAAACAACCGGAATTCAATTGTGCCTTTTGTAAAAGTTGCGTGATAGTTCAGCATATGGTATCGGCTGTCGTTGTAGTGCTGATTTCTGCCGTAATTTGCACCATTCGCCGTATACCAGATGTCTGCGAACTGTGCCATGTTGGTGGGCTTTTTCTGGTTCAGCTGTTCGATGAATTGGGGATTGACCGTTCTGCAATATCGGTTCATTCTGCCTTGGTCGATTTTCAGGGCATCTGCAATCAGCCGTTCGTGGCTCGCCATAAGATTGGCGAGATTTCGCAGGGTTTGCGGTGTGTGTCCGTTGGCACCGATGTGAATGTGCACCCCCGCACCGATTCCTGCGTGGCTGATTGCTCCGGCTTTTCTGAGTTTGCGTACCAGTTCCTGCAAGGTTTCGATGTCCTCGTATTTCAGAATCGGCGTGACCAGTTCGCACTTTTCGGCATCGCATCCTGCAATGCTGACGTCCTTTTGAAATTTCCATTCTCTGCCTTGTACATCCCATGCTGACCAAGTACTGTAGCCGTTTCGGCTGGCAGTGTATTCGTATCTGCCTGTGCCGAAATGGTCGGCGGTAAGTCTGGCAGCCCGTTCTCTGGTGATGTGGTTCATCTCAATCTCCACGCCGATGGTCTGCTTTTTCAGGTTTTCAATCTGTCTTTCTGTTTTAGCGTTCATGGTGTTTTCCTCCGTAATTTCGGGCTTTTTTCCCTTTCGTTGTAACCATATTAACTCTAAACGGAGGAGATAGCA